TCGAATCTACCACCACCAAAATCAGGTTTACCAAGACCCTCATAGTAAACACAAGTGTATCCAAGTAGTCTAAAATCTTCTTTGAATTTATCATCGTTTATAAAGTGTGGTATTATTCGTGCTTCAGTTTGGTTTGGTGAAACTTCGTGAATCATATATGCATAAGGTTTTAGAAATAACTCAAAACTTATTTCTGGTTTTATACCAGCATATATTCTACCATCAACATCTACCCAATACTCTCCATCATATGGAGTATCACTCGAATCAACTAATATGAATTCATCTCTACCACCAGTTGCTCTGAAGAAATACACCTCTACATTATAATTACCAATAACATATTCAGACTCATTTAGTATTCTATGAATATCCACTCTGATTTTTTCCAATCCACCATCAAAAGATGCATCTCCTGTACCATCAGGTTGTATGATATTCATATATGGATTATCTTCTTGGTCTAACCAATAATGTTTTACACTCTTTAGAAAGTTATCATCCTCATCTTTTATGATGACTTCAATGAAATCATTTTCGTGTGTACCATATGGTGGGTCTACAATTACAGGATCAACAGAATCTACAATTAGTAAATCTTCAATACTATTTGGTATTCTACTATAATGACCTGTTTTTTCGTTATATTCTAATGCCATTAGAATTCCTCAAATTGTCTTGATATAATTAGATTCATTTCGTCCCCACCACGATATCTTGGTTTTGATTTTTTTATAAACGCAAACTGATGAAAATCTTGTGAACGAGGTGCTTCATCTACATCCAAATCACCAACAATTTCTGAATACAATTGTATTCTTCCATCATCACTTCTTAGTGAAGTTTGTGTATTTATTTGATAACCTGGATCATCTCCACTACCTAATGGAAAAGTTTTTGCAATCCACTCTGCTACTACTTTTTCATAGTTTTGTCTATATGCTCTTTCATCACGACTTGTTATTTCTTGATAAAGAGCACTATATTTTAGTTCTTCTTGTGTATATGGCATTTTTACCTCGTAACATCAAATTGAAAATCGTTGTCATATATTTCATTGGTTTCATCAAGTGTACCACTACCACTAACAACTTTATATAATATCCTATACGACCTTTCTGATTGTAATCCATTCAACCAAACATTGAAGTAATGTCCAGTAGAATCTAAACTTAGTTTTGACCCACTACCAAATGGTACAATTACATCTTCAGTTTTTGCGTCTCTAATTGAGTAATAAGAAGTTTGTGGTAAATATTTTATATCACTTGCAACAGATGCAGTTGCAAAACTTCTTGCTGGATATCTGTCTCTAGCAGCTACTCTAAATCTTACTTTTGAATTTTCTTTATATTCAGGTCTCAAACCTTTCATATAAAATACTATGTCATCAAGTTCGGAAGAACTAAATGCAGATAGTGAACCTGTAGTAAAGGAAGAATCGTCCCATACTAATTCAAGTCTTGGAGAAAATACAGTATTTGTTTGTCGTGAGAAGAAAGAAAAATTACCATAATGTGTAGTGTTACCTTCAGGTTGAGTTGTGTCTTCATTACCAATACTACCACTTCTCTTCAACATAAATCCATCATTGTTTAGAGAACCTGATAACCAATGTTGTACTATGTTGGTAACTTTCATTCTCATATCTTCTGTTTCATTTGTAAATGATTGAGAAGCCTCAACACTACGAGCAACTGAATCTAAATTAGTCACACTACCACTATACCAAGTTCCACCACTTTCGTTACTACCACTTACCCATTGGTCTGCAGTAGTCTCATTAGTTCTGTATCTCCAAGAACATCCATCGGTGGTTGTTGGGTTATCAAATCTTTTACCACTACCTTCTGTCCAAGATTGACTAACAGGATATGCATATAACTCATCCTCACTTGTCAATTCACTTGGATTTGCATCATATAAGTTTAGATAGAAATCAGCGGAAGATGGAATCAACCCATCTTCTATGGATTGTGATATACTTGTCAAATCAAATTTGATAAGAACTCTCGAAACATTTACAACTGAACCATCATCGTTCATATGTTTTACTATTTCTAAAATCTCGTCCCTACCAGAATTTATACTTGAGGAAGCACCACCTTCATATAAGGTTGAATCTGAATTTGGATATATAAAATAATGCATTTATTACTCCGTTGCCGACTCTATGTCGCCTACAACTCTACCCTCAATATCAGTATTAGGGAATTTTAGTTCAAAAATTGCTGGGTCAAGTGATGGATAAATAACTCCACCTTTTGTTGCTTCATTTATATCATACAAATTTCCACTATATCCAGAAGATGATTCGTATTTGTTTGTAATCACTATCGGTAAATTGTTTGGATTACCATCACTCTTTATCGGTACAATGGCAGCCACACCAGGTACTTTTGAGATAATAGATGAAAGTTCACCAACAATTATAGGTTGATTTATTTGCCACTTGTCTATTTGGAAAAATCTTTTTATTTCTTCTATACACGCCAACACAACTTCGTGTTTATTATAATTTGATAAAGTAAGTACTTGGAATCTAACACCAATGTTTATCACATATGCATCTTTTATATTTACTGCATCTGTCATAAGTCTGTATTGTGTCAAATAAGTTCTTATGTTTTGTTTTACTGCCTCATTTGTAGGAATACAATATTTGTTACTATCATATCCGAGAGTATAAAAATTTAATGCTAATGGATTTTCTTTTTGTGCCAACAAATCACCAAAAGTTATTTGACCACCAAAATTATCATCTAAATATTGTGTATCGATTATAGTATCATATCCAAGTTGTTTTTCACTACCACCTAAAGTTGTATCTTTTGTGATGTATAGTTTTGCAATATTACCATACTTGGTCGGTAGTGATGCAACTCTTGTCATATAATCTTCTTTAGTTACTGCACGACCTTGTGCTTGAAAGTATGCAGCTGCTTCTTTTTTGATTTCATCTATACTTTCACCAGACCTACCACCAGTTGATGGTTGTTTGTTTGATGTAACAAGAGTATTTTTCATATTACTTATTTTTGTTGTATCCAATCCACTTGGAAAATCATCATACTCTACTCTTGTGGGTGCATCTATTGTATTACTTCTAACATTATCATCTGCACCACCACCATAACTATATCTAATTGTTAGTGTTGTGTTTGCTGGTGCTTCACCATAAGTTTTTGTATTTAGAAAATTGGTTGGGTCAAACGCTATATCCAACTTAGATGTACCACCTGGTAATGATGAACCAACACTATCTGGATTTGGTATTATTTCTTCATCAGGTGAATTTGCAGTACCACCACCAAATCTAATCTCAGTAGTACCATTTGAATTCACATATCGTGTAAATCTTTTTGATGTCTTTAGTAACTTCAACATATAAGGTACATCTGATGCATACACGGAAGTTTCAGTATCAAACTCTGGTGTATTCGGTGCTTCAGTAAAAACAGTATCTTGTGCTAAATAAGGAACTTCATACCAATTGTTTCCATCACTATCTATACACGATATAATTTCTAAAATATTACTTTGTCTAAGTGTTACCTTATCATATTTTTTAGGTGACTCGAATGTAAATGTTTCACTTACAACTTCACCACTAATTGCATTTGCCTGTTTCTGTAAAAGATATTTGGTAGCCAATCCTGAACTATCTTGTTCATACATAGTAACACCGATTGGTGACCTTGAACCAGATGCCTGAAAATTTATTGGGTCTGGTACTCTAAATGTTTGTCCACCTTGTGCAGTAACCTGCATCCCAGCTTTTATTCTTGGTGCATAATCGTAATCTGGATTACCTTCTGCAGTTGCTGGTATCACAACATAAACATCGAGTTGTGCCTGTGATGGATATGATAGTGATGGTTTGTACCCATATGTTTGTGCAATTTTATAAACCGTTTCTAATTCTTCTGCAAAAGGTAATAAACTTTCTTTGAAAGATAAGTCGGTATAAAAACTCATAACATCACCAACATATGCAGCACTTTCTAAGAACATCATACCAGGTGATGCTTCATTGAAATCATTATATGTATTTGGATAGTATTCTTTTGCAAAATCTATAAGATTTTTACGAAGAGTTGCAAAATCTCTACCATTATATTTTACATTTATATTTCGTTCATCTGCTTTATTTCCACCTTGTGGCATTTTATTCTCCGCTACTTACTACTGAAAAAGTTACAGCATCATAAACATCTGGTGATGACACTACTGTAAATTTCAATATACAATTTAGTTGATTTAGATTTCTTTCATCTTGAGAAATATTGAGTTCTAATATTTGAACATATGGTAAATGTGTAGAAATATTTTCTTCTACTTCACTTTTCAAATTTTCAATCGTTTCATCTGATATGTTGTCAAATAAAAAATCATATATCCCACTACCAAAATCTGGTTGAAATACTCTCTCACCTTTACGAGTCAATAAAACACTTTCTATATTTACTCGTGCAGCTTGTATTAGAGTAGATGTTCGTTTAAAATATCCTTTGTTTCCCAACCTAACAGGATAATCTAAACCAACAGATTTATCTGGATTTTTATCTATTTGTACATATGTACTCATCTAAGTTTTGCCCTTTTGGGTTTCATTCTAAATCTACCTCTCAACCTCTCACAATTATCTAATGTGGATGGTACTTCTCTACCGTTTGGTAATCTACATACACCAACATATGCTTTTGTTTCACCACTTACACCAACACGAACTCTATTTCTTGGTTCATTATTGTTCCGAAAATTATTGTCTCTTTCCCCTCTCGAATAAACCTCAGCTCGTATCTCATCTGGTTTCCTAAGATTGTCACCCTTGACATCATTTGGAAACTGAATTGCTGGTGGTAAATCTTGTTCGTAATTTACTTCCAAAAAAGATGGTGATTTTTTCTTACTACCAAAACTACCATCTATTCCACTAATCCAATCCATAAAAATATCAGCCTCTTCTGTTGCAGTTTTGAGATTGTTTTTCATAATATTCAACCTCAACTTCTTTGGTTGGTCTTTTTGGATTGTATACCTATTTTTGTACCGATATAATCTCTGTACTAAATAATTCTTATTTAGAGCCATTTGGTGCTGACCTCTTCAGATTCATAGCATTCATTACTGCCGAGTAATCCTTAGTCAATGCATTTACTACTTCCTCACCGACCTGTTCTGGATTTACATTCTTTTCTCTCAATGTTTGAGCTGCTAAATGTTGTCTCTGAACTTCTTTACTAGCAGGTACACCAAAACCTTCACCGTATCCCATAAGTTCTGTAGCTCTACTTGAATCAAATGTTCCACCACCCATTGTTGGCCACTCTTCATCACCACTATCTTTTTTACTTAAAGCAACTGTTTCATTCAAGATGTCATTTAGTGATTTATTTTTGGTATATTGTTTTTTAGAAACTGGTTTCTGTTTTTTAGTTTCAGAAATTTGTTTCTTCTTACCATCAATAAATATTTCTTTTAGTAACTTATTCATCTCAAGAGTTACTTCTTCTTTAACTATTTTTCTAATGTATGATGCTAATTGTTTTTTAGTCATAATAAACCTCTATATTCTGTATGATAATAATTATTTATTTTTTGAAAAGGTCGTTTATATTTCTAATGTATCGAACATATTTATACATTTATTTAGATTATCAAACGCGGTTGCTAACTGATTATTGAAGTCATTTGTGTTTGCATCAAAATCATTATCTATCTCATCTTCTAAATCATCAGATGCATCACCATCTCCATCACCAGTTGCAACTCTACCTAATTCTTTTAAACTTTCTGTTGGGTCACAAGGTTCACCACCCTCACCTTGATTGAAATCACATTGTGATATAATACCTAATAATATTGCCTGTAAACCTGGTAGTGATTGTTTTAGTTTTGATACATTCTTTTTTACTGACCCAATTATTATACCACCACTTTGTATCAACATATTTAGTGCAATTGCTGTTAACATTGCTCTTACCGCAGGTCCTGTGATTGGATTATTCTTTATAAAGAACAATGCAAGTTTACCTACCTTTATAGCAACTTGTATTATTTTTATTATTGCTAAAATTATAGGAATGTACCTTTGTAATTTTTGTATTATCATCAGAAGTTTTTGTACCTCACGAATCAAATCACAAGCAACACCAGGATCGAACTGAACTCTGTTTGCTAAATTTTGAACTTTTTCAATTAGTTTACCTGTAGCTCTATCAATCTTTTGTGTTAGTTTTACGACTTGTCCCAATATACTTGGTATCTGTGGAAAGTCAATATTTGGCATAGTTAGTTTTGCCAAAAATTCATTTAGAAAATCTAACTCATCATCTTCACCTGCAGTACCAGGAGGACAATAGTGTTTTTCTTCATCTCCTTCTTCTTCCACATCAGAAGAAAGTGTAGATTCTCCGTTGGATGTGTACTTACCAGCTTTTGCATCAGAATCACTAACACTAAATGGTGCCTGATACATTTCACCATTTTCATCAAACGCAGTTCCGTTTATCATAATACCAGGTATGTTTAGTTTTTCTTGGTCTGAAAAAATAAAATAGTTTCTTGCCATAGTTGGTATCAATACACATTCACCAACCGTACAAAATGGGCCATCTATATCAGGACAGATAAATGGTGCATTATAAAGTGCACCACTATTCTTATCCAATACTTGTCCACTTATTATCTCATCACCAAATACTAAGACATACCCATCTGGTACATCGACTCGTAATTGTGTTGCTTTATTTGGGTCACACCATACACTCATATCGTAAATACCTTTTTACTAAATAATCTATCAATTTGTGAAGCTTCACCATCTCCACCATCTTTGAAATTTGTAACATCAGGTGCACCTGCTTCTAATTCGATGAGGTCTGAATGATTTAAAAATTTTATTTCTTGTTTTAGTTTTGCAAATGCAGATTTCAACTCAACATCTTGACCTGCTGCACCAAGTATGTTTGCTAGAGCCCCACTTGATGTTTCACCTGAGGTAGCAAATACATCTAAAGCTTTTCCTAATTGATTCAAAAGTTTTGCAAGTTGTACTCCTCTCACTATGGGTTCTGGTTTTCTTGCTTTATCACCATCACCAACTTGACCTTTTGCAATACTACCATCTGATAATTCTATTCTACCAGGTAATCCACCTAAGAATATTCTTCCATTCAACACATCATCTTCTGATGGTTTATCATTCACATACAATCTAATTCCTTTGTTTGAATGTATTGATACATTTTGTTTTGCAGAAAATACAAGTGATTGTCTACGAGAATTAAAAATCATATGGTCTGAGTTCATAATAATTTGGTTACCACCTTGAGATGTAACAGCAGCTTTTGGTACAGGTGAACCAAATTTTATATTTGTAGGTTCGTTTCTCAATAAATAAATTGAACTCCCATCATAATTTATATCCTTTGGTATTGGAATCAATTGACCAACACCACGAGCTTCTAAATCATCTTTATATTTTGGAGATGAGTATCTATAATCTGGTAATTTTTCTGATTTTGTATTTCCTTTTTCATCACTATAAAATTCTATATCTCTATTTTTTATATCTTCTGTAGCAAGTCCATTTACTATTTTTACAGAACCACCAACTTGTTTTGGACTTATTTTGGTATTTCGTTTTTCAAAAGAATTTATGTTACTTGAAAAATTTATAAAACTACCATATCTACCTTGTATAAGTGTATCACCTTCAAGTATTCGTGGTTTATTAATAAACTTAGGTTGAAAAAAATCACCACCACTAAAGTTCACTTGTTTTTCAGTTAGTGAATCTTCTCTAATTTTCATCTCACCACTACGACTTCTATTCTTTCTTATATCATTGTTTGGTGTACCTAAATTTTCTGCACCCATTAGGAAATACCAACTACCATTTATTTCAGTACAAACTACTGACTCACCAACAAGTGGCATAAATATCAAATGAGGGTCGAGTGGTCTAACTACTCTTGAATTATCATTTGAATATTTACCATCTATCTTTGGTATGTGTACTCGTATTGTATTGTAATGACTATGATTAGCTTTTTGTGGTGTTATAAGATTACCTTGTCTATCCTTTAGTGGATATTTACCAACATCTTTTATAATTTTTTTGTCGTCAAGATAAACTTTTACAACCTCAGCCTCATACCAATTGAGTCCTGTGTTCATAATTTAGTTTCCGATACTTGGTATTTTTGTTTCAACCTTGTTTTGTAATTCATCACTCTTTTCTTGTATGTCGTTTGCTACACTTTCGAGTGAACCTAATAACTGTTCTTTTTCTTCTTCAGACAATCCAAACTCAGCCTCAGCACCTTTTGAATCAGAACTTGCTAATCGTTGTACGATTGCAGCAATCTTTACTAATTGTTCATCATTCTTTACATTGATTTCTAAATACTCTTTCAACATAGGAATTATTTGAACTGCAGTATCACCATCTTTGATGAAACCAACTACTTCTTTCATCAGTACATCAAGTTGTGTTCTATTTTTTTCTGTATTTTCATAAATGTCTTTGAACAAATCCGATAAGGATTTTCCCTCAAAAACTTCAAAATCTATTGCCATTTTGGTTACCTATTGAATTATCGTTAATAAATAGTGAGAACCCGCATTTGTCCTATAAATTCCATATATATTATAGTTATTATAGACCCTTTTTTAGTTTGAGGGGTCCAAGTTGCTAAAAACAAACGGGAGTAAACAAATGAAAGAGCTAATAACAGATGTAAAGGGATGGGTAGATGACATTGCTCATTTACTTATATCTTTTGTAGCCATTGGTGCTGTTGGTGAAGTCATCTTCGGAACAGGTATCTTTGGTGTCAATGTTATTGGAAATCTAACATCTATTATCAGTAGGTTCGGCGAGTCGGGTTTCGCTGGGCTTGTCGCACTATTGGTGTTGGTGGGTTTGTTCCGTAAATAGGCATAATGGAACATAAGATTACTAGCCTATGGTAATCTTAGAAACTAAAAAGGGGGAAGTTATTCCCCCTTTTTTTATTTAGAAAAGTGTATTATATGTCACTTGTGAATTACTCGATGACCTTTCTTGAATTATAGAACCTGTGTAGTTCAAATCAATTCCACCATACTTGGAATATTCCCAATATAGTTTTTTGAAATGTTTCTTCATTACATTTACAACTCTTGTGATGTGTTGTGTTTTTGCAGATGTCATTTCACGAATCATCAAGTATAATGCCTTCTTGTTGAAGTTCTCGATGAATTTTCTTCTACGGATAAGTTCCAATACAGAATCAGCAACCTTTATATCTTTTGGTTTTTTGAAGATTCTATTTAGATTCATTTCCCAATATTCAAGTAACTCTTCAGTAAATTCATCATTCAATAAATTAGAACTACTTGAGGAATCAGCCTTATGTTCATTCCATAGATTCCTACCATACTCAACAGCCTTTTCATCTTTGTGTTGTTTGTATCTTTTGTAGTTATTATTATTGTGAAGAATCAAATAGTTCTTTGCAACAATACTGAAGTAAGAAAAAGCCTTACCTTTCCCTTCTTTGAATTTATGTATATTACTTACAAGATTAGAAACAACTTCGTGTTTTACATCTTCACTCGATACATCAAAATAATAAAACTTGAATGTATGAATAAGATTTTCTGCGAGTTTCTCAAAAGCAAATCTGATGTGTTCATTATAAATTGTATTCCTCAGATTTGGGTCTGTTGAATTATTATAACGAATGATTGCTTTTTCCGTTCCATCGTGGAAGTACATATTCTTTTTACTTTTTTTACGAGGCATTTATATTATCTCCCTTTGTGTATTTTTCTAATTTCCTTAGAGAAGTTTTTATCGTTCTCCAAATCGTTCCAACTTCATCATCAGCAGCAAATCCACCCGATGAGTCTGCTTCTGTGATTTCGTTCTCTATTTGTTGTAAATCATTTTCAAGGTCTACCAACCAATCTTCTAACTTCTCATTCTTTCTCATCAAGTTTATTGAACTATAGATGAAAGCTGAGTTTGTTATGATTAGTAAACCGAAGATATAATTTACGAATGGTATTTCTATCATTTCTCCATATCTCCGAATAGTTCATCAAATAAATCGTTAGCACCTTTTGTCACAACTTTTTCTTCTTTTTCTACTTTCTTCACTTCTTTAGCAACAACTTGTTTGATGTTTTTTGTTATTTTCTCTTCCCCTCTTTTCCACATATCATATTCGATGTGAGTGGCCATAGAGTCTGCCTGATGTAATATATAGGCAATATTACTTTTGAGTTGTCTATCAGGAGAATATCCAATGTAATAAGGTTTGTTAGCCTCTTCATAAAGTCCATCAGTAAGTCTCAAACCAATATATTCATTCTCTGTCAATGATATTCCAAAGTGTTGTAATAAGAACAATGCCCTATCAGTAACAGTCATAAATTGTAAATCACCATTATGTGAAAATATTAGTCCTTGATTCTTACGATGCCAATCTGATTCATTTGGTGTGTAATATTCATTGTATAAATCACCAACTTTACCTAAGTCGTGATGGATAGCTGCCATTGCCAATTCTTCGTCTGTGAAGTTTATTGTGGCACCTTTCTCTTCCCATTGTTGTTTGATAGATATTGCACATCTGTAAACATGCAAGACATGCTCAACATAACCACCAACATATGCATTGTGGTAATGTTCTTTACCACTAGCTGGTGCGATAGACATTCTATCCTCAAAGTATTTATACATCTCTAAGAGTTTTTCTTTTCTCTCTCCATCAAATTCACCTTCAATCAACTGAATCAGTTCATTCCAATTATTTACTATTTGTTCTGGTGTCAATTGTTTCATTTATTAATCCTCAAGTATATTATATAATTTATTATTGAATTCTTTTTCATAATATTCTAAGTTTTCTGTACTTTTCAAGTACTTCTTTTTTATGGTTTTTAGTAGGTCTAATTTACGACTTTTTTTCCTTAAAGTCAAGCACTTTTTTTGAATATCTTCAAAAGAATAACATCTTTGCCAATCTGTGGCAACTAATTTATTATCACAATCATAATTTTTCCAAACTAATGGAATCACATCACAAGCTAATGCCTCATTATATCTTGATGTAATATGTTTCTCTTGACCTGGCCAATTGAAACATAAAGTTGCATTACATTCAGAAATGAATGGTAAAATGTTTGTAAATTTTTTGTCAAACTTATGTGTAAATTTGAAATCGTCAAAGTAACCAATCATATTATTTGTTAGTTTACTATCATAAATTTCTTTCAATATAATGTGTCGTTCATCTTTTGATTCTTTTCCTTTATATAAATCAACATAGAATCTTGGTTCACCAGGATAATCAGGATGTTTTATTCCTGTTTCTCTTTGTTTTTTATATGATGGAAGTTCTTCACCAGGATTTTTACGATTCATATATCTTGTCAAAATACCACCTGAACTTTTACCTGTATATGTCATCACACCTTTGTTTATCCAATCATCTCTATCATAAAAATCGTGAATTGGAGTTTTTACAAACTCACTACTATAATCTACTTTTAGTCTTTTTGAAGTTCCCCAATATCCAAAGTCTACTTTTTTAGTTTTATCTAAATCTAATTTTTCTATAGCCAAATATTTCAAATGATGTATACCACCACGAAATTCACTTTCATCTATTCTATACCAAGATAGATTCTTTACTCCATCAAAAACTTTTTTATATAAAACTACTTTATCAGCTTTATCACTTGTGAGTAAAATTATTTTTCTTGGTTTTGGATTATCATTTAGAGCTTCTTTTAGATTCTGTACAAGACACCAACCTCTACCCAACATAATGTTTGACATTCTACCACTAATGTTATATGAGAATTCATTTTCACTTGGTATAATCAATGTATCAGCTTCTCGTATTTTATTATAATCTCGTATAGTTCTATTATTTTTTTCTCTTGATGGTAAAGAACAATTATGTGTATCCATAAAATGTGGAAACTCATTATCATAAGTTACAATAAACTTATCTAATAAATGGTAAATAGAATCAACAATGTGATTCAATGGTTCACCTTTATAGTATTCTGTATTTCGTAGTCTCGTTATAACTACTTTCCCACATTCCAAAATAATGCTCCTTCCGTTGCCTTTTCTTTTATGAAAGTCCACGCCTTACTATCATAAGTCAATGAACTTGGAAATGGTGGTCTCTCGTCTTTCTTACATTCTTGTTGGAATGTATATTTAGAACGAAATGTTTCTGCCCTACCCATCTCTTCTTCTGTTGTGTTGTGTCCAATTTGAACACCATATACTTTTGCATCTGGCCAAGCCTTTTGTAATCCACGACTCAATACTCCACTACTCATAACCGTCCAAACTTCTTTTGGTGGTTCTATCTCCAATGATAAAGCCGCATCTCTCATTGCATCAATAATGATTGGATGGTCACCACCAAATGGAATCAAGTGTGCCTCATTCTCTTCACAATACTTTTTAGCCTTAGCCTGTATGTTGGATAAATAACCCATTGGTACTTGTATGATATTACAACCCAATCTCTCAGACTCAATTGTTAGCCAAGTCTTCTGACCTTTTGGAACTGTAACAGTACATTTCCTATCCAAATCTCTACACGCATACGATAAAGATAATTGTGCGTATCCTTGGCGTGGTGATGCATAAACGAACTCTTTCACATCAGGACGCGATGCAACATATTTGGTAAAAGCTCTTCTCTTTGTACCACCATCCAATAAATCATCACGAACCACTCTAATACCGTCATATTCGTTGATAATTGGTTTAGGTAACTCTATGTCACACTCAATACTATCATACCCGTAATCTAAAAATTTATCTAACATAGTTTGGCCAATAATACATCTCTATATCTTTTTCAAGTTTTTCTAATTTTACCATTTCACCATTTTGCCATTCTTTTCGTCTTATATCTGTAAATGTATTTGGTGATTTCAATAATTCTTTTATACCAACACTTGATTTATTAATATCACTTTTATTGAAATAACTTCTGTTGTATTTTTCTTTTACCATTGCACAATTCTTTTTGTTGGTAGTACTACCACCATTTTTATGATATACTATGTGATGACCATCGGAGTTATTCAACAATAAATCCTCACCATCAACCCAATCAATACCATTCATATCATCAAAAGATTGTTGTTTTATTGATTTAGAAAATGTACTTTTTGGGTCTATAAATTTATATGTCCAATCGTAATATTCTGATTTATCTATAGTCCAACTCCAAGTAATACCATCAATAGTTTTACTAAAATGACCATCAAGAAAAACTTTCCAAAATGATTTTATAGTTTTGTATTGTCCACTTTTATTTGTAAAACTTCTTTTATGTGAATAATAATTCAACTCATCTTCTCTTGGTACTACATCATCATTGTACATTACTTTGAATTTTTGTATTAGTGTAGCAATTTGATATTCTAAACCAAATGTTATTTGTTCTTTTGATAATTTTTCATATTCAAAAAATGTACCCATCTCATAAAGTCTGTTGAATATAACCCACATAGGAAGAATATCAACTCTATCATATCCAAACATTTTTTTAGTTGGAGATGTAACTCTAAGATTTTCTATGTCTTGTAATCGAGTATAAAACATATCAAAAGTAGTCATTTTATTTTTTAGATTATCTAATTCATTTTCTGTAAATGTTCTATCTCGTGTCCACTTGATAAAATCAATATCTGTCCAACTAACATCAACAAAGTTTTTTTCTAAAATTTTATCAGACTTATAATCAATCTTATCCCACAAATATTTCATTTCGTGAAAAAGTTTATATACATCTAAATTTATCCAAGATTGATGTTTGAAAACATATCCAGTATGTAATTTTCTTTGAAAGTTTTTATCATATCCTCTACCTACTGATTTTATATCTTTCATATTCTTGTGCCTAATCAAAGGTAAAATACTATTTTCTCTTATCTTATTATGTTCCCAACTTTCTTTTACTGTAACCTCACCAGTTTTTTTATTTACATTATAATCATCAAATCTTATACCAGAATTTATTTTACTATGTCGATTGTTAGAACTTTCTATGGAATGTACCCTTTGTAATGCATCCATTCTATCATTTCTTTGTGCAAAATCATCTGATTTATTTTGTTGATTTATATTTAGTTCACTATGACCATAAACATTTACCGTTGATGGAATTTCAGTTTCAAGAAATCCATTTTTATGTTCAGTATCCCATTCTGAAAATGGCTTATCTATTATTTCTTTTTCTTTGGTATCAAAAAATTTTGAGAATTTAGATTCGGGATTAGTAGATATAATCCACTCATCATTGACTAACTTCTCAAATAGTAGTCTTCTATGTAAGTAATCACTATAAAATGGATCTTTATATCCAGCAACTACGGATAACAAAGGTCCTGATTCTACATTACCACAGACTGCAGAATATATAACAGCATCCCAATATGGTTTGCTAGGATGTGTTGGTGAAAGAATTTGACTTGTACTTTGACCTCTTTGTTCATTACCAATATCCATTGTTTCTTTCAAAAGTTTTTCTTGACTCCTTTTGATTTCAAAAGTTGCTTTATCTAACTTTTCTTTATGACCATCAAAAGTTGTTATATCATCTAATAACCATTTTGGAAAAAATTTATATCTTTTACCAAGATATGATTTTAGTATAGTTTTTATTGATTGTTTTTTATTCATATTTCTCCTTATAAATTACTAATAAATTATCATACAAGTCAAGCTATTTTTTGTAAAAAACTAAAATAGGTTCAAACTTGAAATGTTGGTCATCAACCATTACTGAGTTCTTCACAGAACTGGCATCAATACCAATCATACGAGTCATCAACATCTTGTATGTTCCAATGTACTTACCACCCAAAGATTCTATAACATCGATAGAGTCTTGTTCGAGTGGAATGTATGTGTCACTACCTACTTTTATATCTGCAATATTCCAACAAATGTATCTGTTGTTTTTTAGATAACTAAAAGCAGTAGTCAATGTTGGTTTCAAAAAGTGGTCTCTCCAATCTTCGTAAGCACCAAACTTCTTGAAACTTTGGTTTTCATCTTGTGAGTATTGTTCCCTATTGAAGTATGGTGGTGAAGTAAATACAAAATCTAACTTACCCTCATACTTTTGGAAACTTGGATTGTCTCCAATCTCTTCACTACCATTGGTAAATAATTCAAATGTGTTAGGTTCGGCTTTTCCCCAAAATGGATTTGGTTCAAAACATTTATTGTTGTAGTAATTTGCAACAATTTCATATCTACCAGTTGTATCAGGATTTGGGTCTGTACCAATATAATGTAAGTTCCGTTGTGATGACATAGCTCCAAGAATACGACCACCCCAACCACTTGATGGGTCATAAACATATAATGTCTCATCACCTTCAATGTGTTTTGTAAAGTGTTCGTATAAAAATTTAGCAGTCAATGGTGGGAAGTTTACTGCAGGTTGTCCTAATCCCAATCTGAATATTTGTAGTGCAGTTGGAAATATTCTTTGTTTTCTATTGTATAACCTTACCCAATAATGATAGTATCTTTTCTCTCCGTTTTTTAGTTCGTAGAAACTTTCTATATCATTGTCTATTGTTCGTAAGTTTTGTTCAACAATATGTCCACTATTTATATAACCTTTCAATTCATCAGCCGTAAGTATAAGATATTTCTCATCACTATTTTCATCTTTGTCTCTCATCTGTAAAATAGTAATACCTTTTTTCTCGTTGTTATTATAGTGTACAAAAAATTCTTCGATGGTCATTCCCATCTCATCTCGTATAACAGATTTACCAAAACTATACATAGAGTCTTTGAACAATCCTCTCAACATAGCTTTTCTAAAATGGTCTCGTAAATCATCTTCTTTGAAGTGGTCGTATATAGAAGTGGCATTATCACTACTCACACCAGTACTGATTTTGGTTTTCAACATTGTAGGAAAGAATTGGTTCACACCACTTGCAAATTTATTGAAGTTTTTTACAACTAAATTTTCTTCATCGAAAAATGAATCTACATCATATCCGAATAACTTTTTCCAATTCTTTATTATTGTGTTTTCGTCTTGTCCAATGACAGGAGGTTGGCCGTTATCGTCCCATTGAGTGATAACATAATCACGAAGTTCATCAATCCAAGTATCTATATCAGTATTTGATTTATGTAATAACTCATCATAAGTGATGTTTATCGGATTGTTCTCATCCGTAATATTTGACCTTTCGTAAAAGGGTTTTTTCATTCGTAACCTATTTTATTTATTTTTTATTATGTATTCTTTTCCATATCTGCAATGAGTATTTCTCCTACTAATCGATAAGGTGGCGTGCCAGGTGTCTCCAAAATGTCTATACGATTTACCCATCTTGGATTCATTGTATCTCTTACTTGATACAATCCGTCTTTATGGCTTTGAGTATTTCTCAATATAACAAAGTCACCATAATCGAGAGGTCCACCCCACCGTTTCAAAAGATTTCTACTAACCGCTATAAACCGATACTCTGAAGCTTTTTGAGTCCTTATGCGCGTACCATCCGCGAGAATGTTCGGTGTAGAATCAGTTTGATACGGAACTGGTTCATACATAGTTACAGTTACCTGTAAACCTATGCTTTCTATCTCTTCAATTTTTTCATTGAGTTGTCTGTTATGAACAACCAACTTCTCAATAGTCATTTTGTAATTATCAGTTATCTCGACCAAAAAATATTTAGTCAAGATAAGATTCACTACTAAAGTGAATGAAAACATAAAACCAAATTTATGTCTCAATCTCATAGTTTCGTTCCTCTCATTATTAGTTATAAATATCATCTAAAAAACTAAAAATCGAATTTTTGTGGAGGTGGCGGGAGTCGAACCCGCGTCCTGTCTATTTTCAATACAAAGTCATTCACAACTTAGTAAGATTTCAAATCGGTAGAAATCAACAAACCACCATATCCCATTTTACACAGAATGGTCTAACTGATGAAATTTATACTCTATCACACGAGTTGGTGTCTAACTTATTTTATGACCGAGTGTTAGACAACTCAGTAACTTATGCAGCGTATGCGTAAGTTGGTTGGTCATTACCGATTGGTAACTCAGCCGAGTAATCATACTCAGCCAAGTGCCAATCAATGTCCAACCCTTCTAGCGATAATTCGCCAATTTGGATTGTGAGTCTTTTGTAACGAGACATACTCAATCTCTGTTGCACTTTATATCAAACAATACCAGTCGATACCAAGCACCCCCATATCTAATCTATTTCGGGATGACCATCCTCATTTATCCAATAAGAATTTCCATCATCCTCTTCAAATTGTTGTATCATTTCTAATACACGAATAACGGCATCCCAATCTTTATCATCATATGCCTGTTGTAATTCTTCCATTACTAATTCTACTTGACTTGGTGTCATAATCATCCTCGTTTTATTATAGTAACTATCTAAGAAAATAAGAAAAGTACGAATTTAATTAGTCCATACCAAGATAAAATAGAAAAACCAGGAAGAACTATCAACCATACAAATATATTTAGTAATGCTTTTTTATTTTGAGTTTCCATTATTCTCTACATTCCTTAGCCAATTTATATAATATCTTATTTTACGACCTAACTCTTTATCATCTGAATTTTCTTTTACCATTCTTTCTACTATGTGTATTGGTAATTTCATTATAACTCTCCTAAGATTTCTTCTTTGAATATCTCCACACCATTCTTTACATTTGTTTCCCAATCAGAATCCGCCTCATCATCTGCTCCATCTGTAATATATTTGAATGAGATAAATGGTACTTCAAAATTACGACATACCTTTGCCAAAGAATATGCCTCCATATCAACAACATCCCATTTGTCCCAATCACTTTCATCTATAGAAAAATTATCACCACTACCACAAGTTGTATTTTGACCTATTGGATTGAAATCCTCATTATGGTAACATTCAATAATATGTGGTTCTTCTTCAAATGGAGTTTGACCCAATTCAAATCCAAGTGGAGTTACATTCATATCTCGTTGTATAAATTTGGTACAATCTACAAGACTACCTTTTACATATTTTCTCGAACCAGCAGTTCCATAATTTATAACAATATTTATTCTGGCTTCATAATTTATTGCTCTGTCTACCAACAATCTTCTTGTTAGATGGTATGTTGCATTTATTTTACCAACTCCTGTATGTATTAGATTATGTGGTAAATAACTATCTAATTTATTGTCTGTCTCTATCTCTAATGCAGAAACTAATAGTATGTTCATTTGAAAATATCTCTCTCTAATTCTTTTGTTAGATTATAGAATACAAGACAAAACAATATATAAAATGGTACTTCTATCATTTCTTGAACCTCTCTTCTATTTTATCTGCTAACCAATCTACTATATCAGTAGACCAAACTACAAACATAAGTGCTAAAAATGCACCCCAACTTTCTAAATTACTCATTTTCTTTTTCCTCTTTAGTTTTCTTTTTACCAAAAATTTTATCCCAATTGTCGGCATATGTTTGATTCCAACCACCTCTCCACTTGTCTCCTTTACCAGCATCTTTATATCTTTTTTTGTCCATTTTTTCTTTTTGTAATATATTGTGTTCTTCAAATCCGTGTTTTGCATCACGACCTTTACTAATGTTTGCCATTATTGCCCCTTATATTTTACAACACTCCTAACTGATAAATCAAAATTTTCTACTCGTGGTACAAATTGTAAATCAACTAAAACTAAATTACCAACCACATTATATCCAGCAGTTTCTGCCAACTCATTTACTGCCTTTAGTGTTCCACCAGTTGCCAATACATCATCAACAATTACAACTTCATTCATACCTATTGGGCCACTCCAAGGTTGTATTTCTATTGTGGCACTTCCATATTCTAAATCGTATGTTTTCTTTACAAAGTCACCTGGTGTCTTTCCTTCTTTTCTTGCACATACCACACCACCACCAAAGTAAGTTGCTAAACCTGAAGCAAACAAATATCCACGAGAATCAATACCCATCCAATAATTAGGTAACCTAACTTGTTTACCCATATCAACAAGTGATGACCTAAATGTGTCTTCGTCTGCCAACAATGGTGATATGTCTTTGAAATTTACTCCCTCAATAGGAAAGTCTTTTACTTCTTTTATGTAATCTTTATAACTCATTTTACTCCACTACATTTGTTATTTGAATCAAAATAATAGCTACTGCTAATAATAAACTTACTATTGTTTTTAGTGTAGGTATTTCACCAATCAATGTCCAAGTCATAATACCAAATATCAAAGTACCTATACCAAAACCTATCAATCTCATATTCCAAAAAAATCCAAAATGTTCAAACGACCATTTTGTAGCATACCAAAATAATGGTGCTATAACCAGACTTGTACCAATTACAAATATCTGACTTGATAAAAATTTATATTTAGGCCAAACATAATGTGCCTGTAATTGAAAGAATGCACATATCGCACCAAGACATTGAAATAGTATAGACCAAACTAATTTGTTAGATGAAAGTGATTTTATCAGTATTTCTTTCATCGTGATAATAAGTGTGGTTTTGCTTCGATTGTTCCGTTTGATGTGACTCTGACGAATTCACATTTCGATTGAAAATCCAATACATCATTCGCGCCAACATATGAAAAAGCTGAGCGAAGACCATCACGAATATCAGATATGATACGGATGACCTTACCTTTGTATTCAATGATTTTAGAGTTTCCTTCAACATTTGAAGATTCTCCTCTGTCCAACTTACTATCAAGTGAGGCACTTCCTCTATATTTCTTGTAAAGTCTTTCATTTGGCCATTCTCCTTGTTTTATAATTTCACCTGGTGTTTCTTTCGTTCCTGAGAGTAACGAACCCACCATAACCGAAGAGGCTCCAAGACCCAATGACTTAGCCACATCACCCACATACCGAATACCACCATCAGCGATGACAGGAATACTATGATTGTCAGCAACGGAACAAACATCAATAAGAGCACTAACTTGAGGTACTCCGACACCAGTCCTGATTCTCGTCTCGCAGAGAGATCCATTTCCGACACCAACTCTAAGAGCGTCCGCTCCCCACTCAATAAGATCATTCGCGGCTCTTTTAGTGGCGATACTTCCCGCGACCACTTCCACATTTGTTTCATTTTTTATTCTCCTAATGGCTTCTTTGACTAATTGATGATGACCGTGGGCCACATCTATAAGTAGTACATTACAACCATTGTTTACTAATTCTTGAGCTCTCTCCATATAGTCACCAGTTACACCAACTGCTGCACATAAAGGTCTCGTAGACCAAAAGTCTTCATCTCTTTGAGCCTCATCGGCAAACCAAAGATGGTCTTGTAAATCTTCAAAATCAGATTTGGTTGGTGGTGAGTTCCAATGTCTTATTTTTTTATACCATTCTTGATATATTCTGTCGTGGTCTGTCCTATCTTTATCTGCACCACCTATATTGTACCAACTATCCCATTGATTCCAAAGTCTCTTCATATCTTTTGCTTGTTTTTCAATACTACGAAATCGATGTAAAACACCAACACTACCTTGGTCTAATAGTTGATTTGCCATTTGATATTCACAAATAGTATCCATTGGTGCTGCAACTATTGGTGTTCTATGTAGAGTTGTTTTCTTTGTAAAATTTGTATTTAGGTTTACATCTTGTCGAGATTTCAACTCTGAATATTTTGGTACGATATTTATATCGTCAAATGTAAGATTTTCTTTCATATAACCTTTATATTTTTATACAAATAAATAGTAACAATAAACTCCTGCCAATAAAATATATATAAACATTTTAAAGTATTCCCAAAACTCATCTTGTTTTGTAAATTTTATAGGTCGTTTTTTTCTATCGACCTTATCCCAATCTCCTAATCTACCCATACATCTCCAACGAAACTAACCACATTGCAATCATATATCCTAACCCTACACCGATACATATACCGATTATAATGTATTGAATTTTTTCATCATCTGGTAAGTTTCTAATCATTAAATATTTTCTTTCCAACTTTGGAATTTTCAATTTGAGTTAGCATATTTCTGATGTCTCTCAAATCATTTTCTATTTGGTCAAATTGTTTGTCTATTCTCGTATCAATTTCATCAAGTTCTTTATCCAATACATTACCCAAACGAGTACTAACTCTACTATCAACATCTTTGATATGATTGTTTACAACCTCAATAGTTTCTTTCATCTTCAAATCATTGTCGAGTGTAATGTCCCATTGTTTTTCAAGGTCATCAATACCACTAAGTATCTTATCAAGAGCTTCATCAATCTCTTGTCCTTTATCAACAATCTTAGATAGTCTTGTCATATTATCCAATATACTTCTCAACTCATTTGTGTATAAACGAATAGTCTTTGGATTCGAGACATCTACAAATGCAGATACCTTTTCATCTATCTCTTTATATCTAACATCCCATTCAGATGTTTGTTTCTTTACTTGTTGTAATCCCATTTGTAATCCAACTATTACGGACACAATGATTGACAACACTAACACAATTGCATTCTTCATAATGTTACCTCAATACCAATTTTAGCTTTATAAAATTCTTTACCTTGTAGTTTGGAAATCTCACCAGTATTATATAATCGTATTTTTTCTGTCAATGGATATGATGTTTTGAATTTGTTTTCAAACTCAAAAGTGTCTCTACCATCATCTTGACTTGGTGGAAAATATCCATCAAATGAAAATTCAACATCTACTTTATCCCAATACTTTTTCTTCGTACTACCACCAAATGATACGAATGTTTCAAAGTTTTTACTGAACACATTCTCATCACTATTACGACTTGTGAATCCAAAAGAAAGTCCTTTCCAACTTCGTCTTGAGTCAATCTTTAGATATCTTACACCTTGACTTTCTTTATTCATATACTCTGGTTTAAAGTATATACCATTGTCAATTTTTACCCAAAACAAATCGTCTATATAAAACTCTCCAAGTTCTCTTTCCCATTGTCGGTTGAAATAAAAGTTATCTTTACTTATTCCAATACTAACTTCGTAGTCATCAGGATTTGGTTGTACATTTGGTGTACGAGCAGCAAATGAACTGAATAACATTACACCTGCTAATAAACTATCTAATATCATTTTATCTCCAATAATAATTTAACTGCCATTATCAAACTGAATAATGCTATACCACCTATTAAATACACCATTATTTATCTCCAACTCCGAAGTATTCTAAAATACCCCATATTACTGCCAAACTAACTACAATAAAAATTATAAAATTCATTTTATCTCCAAGGTAACATTGTCATCCCTACCTTATTCAGTAAGAACTCTATTATAATTACACCTACTAAACCACCGACTATTTGCCAAACCCACCATTTCCAACCTTCTAAGTTATCAGCCCATTGACGAGTCTTAGAGTTTCTAGCCTTATCATATAGACCACTCTTTTCACCTATCCTACTAGCCCAATAGTTTGGGTCTACTGCATTCTTTATTCCTTTCAATATCTTTATTATCATATCTTACTTTCCAGTAAATGGTGACTTCAAAAATTCAAGTAACCCATCTCTAACTTTTGTCATAAAAATATCTTCAGAACCTCTAAAGTTTCCAACTATATTTTTTCTACGAGTATACTTTCTTTTAGTAGTAGTTTTCTTTGGTCTACCCATAACTTACTCCTCTCCATTTTTATGCCAAGGGTACATTCCCTCATCATTTATTAAATATCTTTTGTCTTCTCCAGACTTCCTTTTATAAATAGTGTGTCCATTATCTGGACTCTCATAAATATTATTTTTATCTTTTTCCCATTTTTTAGAATTTTTTTCTATATCATCATCTATAAATTTTAGTTCAATTCTATGTAGTACTTCAAAAATTTTATCAGTTGTTTCTTCCATATTTCTAAGTAATCTTAGTATCTTTCTTTCATTATCTTTTTTCATCATTCACCTTTATTGGATATTTTATTAGTTCAATTTTATTACCACTTGGGTCATCAATATATCTACTGATACTACCATCACGATGTAATACACCACCCAATGGTCCCAAGTCTTCAGTTTCAAAAGCAATGTGAAATGGATGTTCATCATCAACCACAAGTGCTAATTTTATATTATCCCATTGTAACATAGCCCAAGTATCATCACAATATATAATCATACAATCATAATTGTCCATATACCAAGCAACAGATTCCTTTACATTATCAACTTGAATTGCTATATGGTCTATTCTTTGCATCTTACCACTCCCATCCTTGAAATGGTATACGAAGTAAATAATATGGTTTCTCGTCTATGTAAAACATATCATTTACAGCCCAAGGATTTATTTCTTCAAATACAATTCTATCTATAATAATTTCTTTTGTTTCTTCTCGTTGATAATCTGGTATATCATTCCAACCAAAACCCTCTACGATTTGAATTTCAAAATGACAATAGTTATCTCGTCCTGGTACTAACTGATATGCTATAATTTCAGGTCGGTCTGTAGATTGATTGTGTTCCGATAATAGAATTGGTGTTTCGTATCTTCTACTATAACTGTCTTGTCCTTTTGCAAAAGTAAACATAAAAGTAACAATTACTATTAGTAGATGTAGTATAGATAGATTTATTTTTTTCATTAGGATTCTCCTACTATGTGTTCAGATGACATTATTTTTTTCCAATATTTATGTTCTGCAATTTCGACTATGGTCATAAATTCTTCTGCGGTTAGTATTTCTTTTTTACCTTTTAGTGATAACAGATTATAGTGTTCCAATATTAGGTCAATTATTATGTGGTCTATTTTTGATTTCATACCATAGTCCAACCATCATCCAAAAACTTTTGTATTTTTTTATATTTCATTATTTGAGTTTCATTTCCTTTTTGAATTGTTACCTTTTCATTACGACCTGGTTTTTTCTCAATTCTAATAGTGTTGTCAATTCTTCTATCGTGAATTGTTATACCATTCAAGTGGTCGATTTCGTGTTGTATACAAACAGATTCCAATATTCTATTCTCTTGGTCTTGTTGCATATTACCCTTGTCCCAACCACTCTTACCTTCTGAGTTTTCTTCAGCACCACTAAAGTACCATTGACTCTCTTCTTGTGCAGTAGAAACTACTATGTCCCTATACCTTTGTGTGGGTATTCCTTTGCCAGGGTAAGATAAACAACCTTCATAATAAGTAATCGGAGTTTCCTTTGATACAATCTTCGGATTGATGAGTACCAAAGGTTCACGAACATTGACAATGGCCACTTGTGCATCAATTCCCACTTGATTAGCTGCCAACCCAATACCGTCTTTTCTTTCGTTATGTATCTGAAATAATTCCGTTGCGATAGCCAATCCCTCTTCAACTGACACCTCCCGTAGTTTCTTTTTTATTAGTGGATTGTGATTTTTATTACAATCAATTACTGGTTTCAACTTTACTCCTATATAGTTCTGCATCGTGTTCGTCACGAGCTAAAAACTTAGTACCATCTTTCAAAGTGAATTGTTTGTATCCACCCCAAAACTCTTCTTTCTTACTTTTCTTTTTTGACATTTTTACTTTTCTCCCATAGTTCGTTTATTGATTTAGTGTCCCCACCTTGTTTGATGAGAGCATCTTTTCTTGTCATTATTGTAAGTGGAACATCAGCTAATGATGGTGGTCTTCCCCACTCATCACACATAATCTGTTCTTCTAACCATTCTTTCTTTGTCATTACTAACCTGTATGTTTGTTTATAAAATCTTTTTGTTTTTGTACTGCCTTCCTCAAAGCCGCCTTTTTCTCTTTTTGTCTATCAAGAAGAATTTGTTGTTTGGTTCTTCTTTTAGTCTTTTTCTTTTTAGGTTCAACCTTTGTAGGTGGAAGTGTACCTTT